GGTACAGGTCCCCGATGAACAGCACGATCGAGCAATATCTACACTCGCTGATGCCCTCCGAGACATCGTACATCCAGCGAGTGGTGGACAAGAAAACCCGCTGGATCCCGCAGAGCAAGCCCCAGTGGCAGGCCTTGCTGACCCGGGCGGATGAGCTATTTTACGGAGGCGCAGCCGGTGGCGGGAAGTCCGACCTGGTCATCGGCCTGGCCACCGAGTGCCACCAACACTCCGCCATCTTCCGGCGGGTGTACCCGAACCTTAAAGAGATCATCCGCCGCAGCCGGGAAGTGATCGGCGAGGCGGCCCAGGAAAACAAGGCCGACCGCATCTGGACCTTCCCGGATGGGCGCACGATCGAGTTTGGCGCCGTCCAGTTCGAAGACGACCGGACGTCATGGCAAGGCCGGCCGCATGACCTGAAGGCCTTCGATGAGCTGCCAGAGTTCACGCTCAGCCAGTATCTGTTCATTTGCGGGTGGAATCGTACGACCGATCCGAATCAGCGAGTGCGGGTGGTGGCCACTGGCAACCCGCCCACGGATGAAGCCGGCTCCTGGGTGATCGCACGCTGGGGTGCCTGGCTGGACCCGCACCATCCAAACCCGGCGCAGCCAGGCGAGCTCAGGTGGTATGCCACCATCGACGGCGAGGAGCGGGAGTTCCTGAGCGGCGATCCGCTCAAGCACAAGGGCGAAACGATCTACCCCAGGTCCAGGACCTTCATCCCGGCCAGGCTCGCTGATAACCCGTACTACAGCCGGGATAACCGCTACCGCTCGGTGCTGCAGGCCCTGCCCGAGCCACTGCGCTCGCAGCTCTTGAACGGCGATTTCAACGCATCGGCCCAGGTGGATCCCTGGCAGGTGATCCCCACCGAGTGGGTGCGCCAGGCGCAGCGCCGCTGGCGGGAACGGCCCAAGCCCGATGCTCCGCTCACTGCAGTAGGGATCGACCCTGCCCGCGGCGGGCGGGATAACATGGCCGAGGCCAAGCGCTACGATAACTGGTTCGACGAGATTTCGGCCTGGCCTGGTGTTGTTGCGAAAGACGGCCCAATCGCCGTTGAGCTGGTCCGCCAGGACCTGGGCGACGAGGAGCCGGGTTACGTGAATATCGACGTGGGCGGGATTGGCAGCTCAGTCGTCGACCACGCCAAACCGGTCTGGCGCAATGTCCGGCCGGTCAACGCCAGCGAAAAGAGCGAATACCGGGACCGGTCCGGAAAGCTCAAAATGCGCAACAAGCGAGCTGAGTATTACTGGCGCATGCGGGAAGCGCTGGATCCTGTATATGGTGACGACCTGGCCCTCCCACCCGGCAACGAGATCGTCGCCGACCTGTGCTCAGCACATTACTCCGTGTCGGCTGCCGGCGTGCTGATCGAGAGCAAAGAAGAGATCAAGGCCAGGATCGGGCGCAGCCCGGATAAAGGCGAATCGCTTCTGCTCGCAAACCTGCCGGCGCCTGCTCCGCTTCCGGAGACGCAGCCGGTGCAGCCGAGTAAATGGACCCAGAATCAACCCCTGGTAGCCGATGATGGCAGCCGCTGGAAGAGGTACTGATATGGCAACTTTCGACGAGATTGGACGGACCGGCTTAGAAGCCTGGTCGGGCATTATCCGGGAAGACTTCCTGGCAGAGCTCAGGGGCAAAGAAGGCTACAAGCGTTATAACGAGATGCGCCTGAACTCACCTATTGTCGGGAGTATGCTCTTGGCGATCGAGCAGGCCATTCGGGGCGTTAAGTGGCAGTTCAGCGGCCAGAGCGACACCGACGAACGAGTCGTGTTCCTTCAGGAAGCCCTGGACGCCATGACCACCAGCTGGAATGACCATATCACCGAGGCCCTGACCTTCCTGCCGTTTGGCTTTGCCCCGTTCGAGATCGTCTACCAGCGCGACGAACAGGGGCGCATCGTGTGGCGCAAGTTCGCCATTCGCAGCCAGGACACGCTTTACAAGTGGGAGTTCGACGATGCCGGGGGTCTCGGCGGCATGTGGCAGGTCACGATGCCCACTTACCGCCCGACGCTCATTCCGATCGAGAAGATGGTCATTTATCGGGCCCGGGCTGAGAAGAACAACCCGGAAGGGCGCTCGATCCTGCGCACTGCCTGGATCCCGTATTACTACTGGAAGAACATCTCCCAGATCGAAGCAATCGGCATCGAGCGCGACTTAGCCGGGCTGCCCAAGATCACCCTGCCGGAGAACGCCACCACCGACGAAGACGATTTAACCTCCGATGCTTCGAAGGCCAACAAGCTGGTGCGCAACATCCGCAACGACGAGCAGGCCGGCGTGGTACTCCCAAACGGTTGGGAGTTCGAGCTGGTAAGCACAGGCGGAACCCGCCAGTTCGACACCGACGCGGTGGTCAAGCGTTACGAGAGCCGCATGCTGATGTCGGCTCTTGCGCAGTTCCTGATGCTTGGCCAGGACAAAGTAGGGAGCCTGGCGCTCTCTTCCGATCAGACCGACTTCTTCACCATGGCAGTGAATGCCACGGCCGATATTATTGCCGAGACGATCTCCAAATATGCCATCCCGCGCCTGCTGGCCCTGAACGGGATGGATCCTGCCGGCGTCAAGCTCGAGCACACCCCGGCCGGTGACGTTGATCTAACCGCATTGGCCGACTTCCTGCAGAAGATTGGCGCCATGATCACCTGGACCCCGCAGGATGAAGCTTGGCTGCGCGGCACGGCCAAGCTCCCCACCCTGACCCCTGACGAGATCCAGGCGGAGCGGGATAAGAAGCGTGAAGAGCAGATGGCCATCTTTGGCGCTCGCCAGGCTGCCCAACCTCCACAAGATGGAAAGTCGCAGAGCGATAAAAGGTCGCAAGACGGTAAGCAGAGCGATCAGAAGCTGGGCGCAGAGCTGTTAGAAGCGGACGCCCCGCCGGATGACGACCAGCGCCGGGTGTGGGAGGGCAGGCTCGAGCGCCTGGTGAAGACTTTCTTCAAGGATCAGCAGCAGCGCGTCTTGAAAGGCGTGAAAGGGATCCAGCGATGATCATCATCGAACCATACAAGGGTTGGATTTGCAGGCAAATCGAGACTGACCCATTTCGGTTTCCAGGCACTCCATTCATCGAGATGCATTGGGTTAGAACCAGCTTCCCCGAGATGGAGTTTTCCATGGATGGCTTCGACCCCGCCAAGCTGGTCGAAACTGCCCAGAGAGTCATTGACGCATATGAGCAAGACGCCGCCTGATCCCCGCCAACCTTCTTTTTGGTCAGAAGAAGAAAAGCGCTTGTGGGATGAGCTCGCCCCCAGCCTGATCGAGATCGTCTTCGCCGGCGGGATGAGCGGCCACGAGGCACTTCCGGCCTCTGCCCAGGTCCTGGTCAATTGGGACGTTTATAACCAGAAGGCCATCGACTATCTTTACCAGTACCGGCTGTCCACGGTCTATGGGATCAACGAAACCAGCCGCAAGCAGGCAATCTCTGCGATTGAAGCCTGGATCAAAGGCGGCGAGACGCTGGATACCCTGGAAGCCAGGCTGGGTCCCACCTTTGGCAAGACCAGGGCCGGGCAGATCGCCGTCACGGAAGTGACCCGGCTGTACGCCAAGGGCAACCAGGCTGCCTGGGAGGCCTCGGGTGTGGTGGGCTCTAACCGTTGGAATACAGCAGTCGACGAGCGGGTCTGCCCCTACTGTGGGCCCCTGGAAGGCAAGATTGTAGCCCTGGGGAGCGGCTTTTATAGCCTGGGCATCGCCGCGGCAGCGCCGCCTCTGCATCCCCGCTGTCGCTGCTGGCTTACGCCGGTCGTGGACGAGCGCTTATTCCGTGAACAGCTCCGCCAGGCTTTTGGGGTGTTTGGCACATTCGACGATGTAGAAACAAGGATAAATTCATTGTGGCTCGCACTACCATCATCGTTGAAGGCTTAGAAGAGATCCGGTCCCGCTTCCGCCGTTTCCCGGATAAGTATCACCGGGCGACGAAAACCACCATGGAAGCCTCGCTTCTTACGGTCTGGGAGAGCGTCCCGCCCTACCCGGAAGAGCCACCGGACAGTTCCTACACGCGCACAGGCACCCTCGGGCGCACCCTGGGAAGCGGCGAGACTGGCGGCCGGCAAGGTGGCCAGCCGGATATTTACGAGATCAACCAGGGCTCCAGCTACATTGAAGGCGCTTTTGGCACTCGCCTGGGTTATGCCCCGCATGTGATCGGCGATCCGGATACCGAGCAGGCCTGGATGCACCAGGGGCGCTGGTGGACGCTGGTTGAAGTTCTGCAGCGAGCAGCGACCAAGATCGAGCGCCTGTGGGATGCCTTGGGCGACGAGCTGGCTGCCTGGCTGGATGGGAGGAGTACGTGAGCGAGAATGGCAACGGCAACGGCAGCACTGTCAAGAAGCCACGTCCACCTCGGCCCCGCGAGTACCGCTGCCCGGCCTGTAGGCGGCTGCTGTTTGTTGCCCTGTTGTCTCCTGGCAGCCACGTGGAAGTACGCTGCACCCGCTCCAAATGCAGTCGCATGGTCGTGATCGACGAGCCGGTGCTATTGCCCAGGCCAGCGCAGATTGTGGCGGTGCCGGTATGAAGCAAAATGACCCGTTGACACAGAACGAAAGTTCTGATAAACTGTTCTTAATCACATAGTGAGCGGCCCCGAGCCGCCTTCTTAGAGCGTCTTCGAGCGCCAGTCTTATTTTGACTGGCGCTTTTCTGTTAACTGCTGACGAGAAACCTATGTACCTGATCGACGAGTACGTCTCAACCCAGCCTGGCGAGCCCTACCGCCTGCTTCCTTACGGGAAGCTGGTCAAAAACGGCCGCGAGCGCCTGATCACCCCGGAGCTTGCAAGCCAGTTCCACCTGCCCCATTTTAAACCACCCATCAAATTAGGTTCGCATGCCGACGAAACGCCTGCCGGCGGGCATATCGTTGGCTTAGAAGTACGGGATGACGGCCTGTATGCCATCCCCGAGCTGGTCGAAAAGGGCGCCCAGGCCCTGGCCGATGGCGCTTACCGTTACCACTCGCCCGAGATTATCTGGGACGATGCCGGCTTTGAAGACCCAAAGACGGGCGAGATCATCCGCGGGCCCCTGATCGTGGGGGACGCCTTGCTGCACACTCCCCACCTGGGGGAGGCCGCAGCGCTGTATTCCATCGAACCTTTACCGAAGGAGAAAGTTATGTCAGACGAAACCGTTCAAGTTCCAAAGACCTTGTGGGACAAGTTCACGGCATGGTTCGACAAACGTGTCGAAGAGCCCGCGCCGGTGCCCGGGACGGATCCCAAGGATCCGCCGGCGCCCGAAGTCCCCGAAGAATTCAAAGCTGCAGTCACCGAGCGCGACCAGTTCAAGGCCGAGCTCGAGCAGCTCAAGGCCAAGAATGTCCAGATCGAGCGCCTGGCGGCGATCCAGGCCGAGTTCAACACGACCGAGTTCGGCATGTCGTACGTCGAGCTTGGGAAAGCCGAAGAGGCAGCCACCATGCTGGCCGGCATGAGCGAAGAAGCGCGTGCCTGGTGCATGCGCAACTTCAAGGCACTCTCGAAGCAGATCGACGAGAGCAAGCTCCTGGCCGAGCACGGCTCTGCCGGTAACAGTGACCTGCCCGACGATCCCCGGGCAAAGCTGGATGCGGTGGTGCGCGCCAAGGCTGTCGAAGCCAAGGTGGATTACAACGCCGCCCTCCAGATCATCGTGAAGGAGCAGCCGGATCTGTTCAAGGCTGCTTATGGCAAAAAGGAGTAACGAACGATGACAACCAATACCGAAGGATATACCCTGCCGGGCTTTGTCGCATCCGCCACGCTGGCCGCAGCGCAGTTCAAGATCGTCAAGCTCGCCTCGACGGCCGGCCAGGTGAAGCTGGCTGCGGCGGCTACCGACCCGATCGTCGGCGTACTGAATAACAATCCGGGCGCGGCGGAAGCGGCCGAGATCCAATACACCGGCGTTGCCAAAGTGCTGGCGGAAACCTCCGTGGGCATCGGCGACCTGGTCGCCGCATCTTCCACCGGGCGGGCTAAGACCACCACAACCGGCAATGACAAAGTCCTGGGCCGCGCCCTGGACGCCTCCGGCCAGGCGGGCGACCTGATCCGGGTCCTGCTGAGCCTTTCCAACTACTAAGAGGTGATCCATGTCTCAACCAACTGTTAATGACGTTCAAGCCGTCGATCCCATTCTGACCAATATGCTGGTTGGTTATAAGCAGGCGGATGCCCGCTTTGTGTCCAGCCAGATCTTCCCATCCGTTCCTGTGGACAAGATGGGCTTTACCTACTACATCCTGACCAAGAAATATTGGTTCGTGGATGAGATGCAGAAGCGCGCCCCGGGCGGCCGGTTTGCCCGCGGCGGGTTCGGTGTGGAATCGGCGACCGGCCAGGTGGATCTGTGGGGTCTGGAATATCCGGTGCCCGACGAAGACCAGGCCAACTCACAGCTTCCGCTGACCCTCGAAGGCATTGGCACCCAGTGGCTGGCGCAGCAGTCCCTGATCCGCAAAGAGCGCGCCTGGGCGGCCGATTTCATGGCTGCCAGTGTCTGGACCACCCAGGACAACAACGCCACCACCGACTGGGACGATTTCTCCGCCGGCGATCCGGTCAAGGATATCAAGACCGGCAAGCGCGCCATCTCCCAGCTCACCGGGCAGACCCCCAACACCCTGCTGGTCGGCGAGATCGTCGACGACGCCATCACCTTGCACCCCGACATCCTGGACCGCATCAAGTACACCGTGGCTGCCACGGGTGCGGCAGTGGACTCGGCTGTTGCCGCCATCCTGAAGGTCCAGCGCTACATTGTAGCGACCGCGATCTACAACAGCGCCAACGAAGGCCAGGCGGCGAGCTACGCCCCGATCATCGACGACGATGCTCTGCTGTGCTATGTCACCCCGGCGCCCGGTCTTTTTGTCGCTTCCGCCGGCTATACGTTTGGCTGGACCGATGGTGGTGGGGATGGCGTGGTCGTGCCCTACCGCGATCAGAAGGTCAAGTCAAACATCTTGCAAACGTCCGAGGCATGGGATCAGAAGGTGGTCGCTGCCGATCTGGGCGCCATCTGGCTGGATGTCGTATAGGAGGCTGTTATGGCCAGATCACAAAACTCAGCCCGTGGAATCTTCGCCAAGGACGTGCTGCGGCTCACGCTCCTGGCTGCCATCCCAACCACCCGCGTCGAGCCTGGCGCCATACGCGCGGTGTCCAACTCCACCGGCGTTTGCCTGGTGATCAATACCACCGGAACGACCTGGAAGTACATACAGAAGACCAGCGTTCAACCATCCTAGGCGACCGGCGCCGCTCCACCAGGGGGAGGGGTGGTCTCTCACTGATGGAGCGGCGCCAGTCTCCAACCACCCTGGAGACCAACGTGAAACAACGCGATTACACCGGATCCTGCTTCATTGCTGTCGTGGGCCCCGATATCTCTTACGAGGAAGCCCGCGACTCGATCGAAGCCATCCAGCGCAGGAAAGGGGATAGCGATATCCACTACGCCCGCGCCACCAAGGGCTACGAAGCCCGCCAATTGCACATTAACAACTTTTTGGAAAGCCAGCACGACTTTCTTTTGCTGCTGGACCGGGACATGCAGTTCGCACCGGATACCCTGGAGCGGCTCAGGGATCATAAGCTGCCGCTCACGAGCGGCTTCTATATGCGCCGCTCATTGAACCCGGTCGCCCCTGTCTGGTACCGGCCCTCTATGGGGAAGTGGCCCATGGAGCCCTGGGTAGGCCCCATCGAGCGCAATAAGCTCCACAAGATCGGCGCCAGCGGCTGGGGCTGCATCCTGGTCCACCGGGAGGTGGTCCTGGCGGTGCGCGAGCTGCTGAAAGGCGAGTGGGAAGTGCTCGAAGACGACATGGATGTCTGGCCATATGACCTGGCGAACGTCATGCGCTCGATCAACGGCTTAGCGGCCCTCCTGGAGAATAACGCACCCTGGCGGGATGTCCCGAAGGACGCCCTGAAGGCCTACGTCGACGAACTGCGCAAAGAGATCCGCCCGCTCAGGGCAGACCGAGAGATCGTCGGGAGCGATATCCGCTTCGCCTTCTTCGCCCTGCAGGCCGGCTACCCGCTGTACGGCGATCCGGAGGTTCACCCTGGGCACGTGCTCGATTATCCCCTCTCGATCGCCGATTACGAGATGTTCAAGCCGGAGCAGCTGGTGAAAGCCCAGCGCGAGCAGCGTGCCTTCAACGGACGCGAACAGCGCAGGCTGGCAGAACAGTGCAAGGCGGTGTCGGCATGAAGGTGCAGTTTATCACCCCCGGATCGATCGCATGGGCCAGCTCGCGTATGCGGGCGCACTGGCCAGCAAAGTACATGCAGGACACGGACGTGATCGCCTGGCCCGAACAGATAGGCATGGGCTATGACGCCTACGTCTTTGTCAAGGTCGGCTCTCCCGAGTTAATGCAAGATCTGCGCGCTGCCGGCAAGCAAGTGTGGTGGGACCTGTGCGACCCAGCCTGGTGGTTCAACCCGACCGACTGCCAGGAGATCGCCAACCAGGTCACCGGAGTGGTGTGCTCGAACCAGGCGCTGGCCAACGATTTCAACCTGTGGCGCGGCGAGGCCCTTGCCCGGGTCGTTCCGGACCGGCTAGAGCTCAGCCATTTTCCCCTGCAGCGCCAGCACGCGGATGTTAAACCGGTGCGCTTCGTCTGGTTTGGCGCTTCGCAAAATAGAATCGCCCTGTTTGGCGGTTTGACCAACCTGGAGCGCCTGGCAGCAAACGGCCACAAGATCTCTCTCACCATACTTGATGATCACCCAGATTCCCCTTGGTACATCACGGACACCTTCCCGGTCAACTATGAGCGCTGGTCGCTCGAGCAGGAGAATGAGATCCTGGTCGGCCACGACATCGCCCTGCTACCGCCTTACCCGGGCCCGTGGGGGCAAGTCAAGTCGAATAACAAGTATTTGACTGCCTGGGCCTGCGGGCTGCCTGTCGTGGATGGTATGGACTATGGCGAGATGGAGTGGCTGACCGGTGATGCGACCTGGAGAAGCAATCATGCCGCGATCGGCAGGCAAGAACTCGAGAAGAATTTCCAGGTTAAGCAGTCCGCCAGGGAATGGGAGACGCTGCTATGCCGTTCCTAACCGTCGTCACCCGTCACTTGTGTACCCGCCCCCATCTGCTCGAAGTTTGCCAGGCCAGCCTGGCGGCGCAGACTTGCCAGGATTACGAGCACTACATCATCCGGGATGAGATCGGTCAGGGCTGGGAATACGCCCACCAAATCCTGATCGAGCACGCACCCAACTTCCAGGGCGAATATATCTTCGTCCTGGACGATGACGACTGGGTCGCCTGCCCTAGATTTGTCGAGTGCCTGCAGCGCATTGCCGGGGAAGAGCACCCGGATGTCATTATGACCCGCATGGATTACGCCGGGCAGCTCCTGCCGGGCGGGCAGTGCTGGCAGGGCACGCCGATCATGAACCACATCACCATGGCGAACTTTACTGTGCGGCGGGATGTCTATTTGAAGCATTGCAGCGCATTCGCATCGGGCCGCTACCAGGCGG